AGGACAAGGCCGATCAGGAAGTCGAAGCCAATCAGAAGGTACTTGACGACGCCAAAAAAGAGCTGGGCGATTTGACACAGGAGTTCAGCCAGAAACTTGGCGAAGCCAAGGACAAGGTAGACAAGGCACAGGCCAAGCTGAACAAGAGCAAGGCCAAGGCAGCCAAATATGCTGACCCATGGCCGCCAGTCGTGTCGTCTTCGGCGATGATATCCGCGACCAATCCCGATCTGGCGCGCAACGACGCCATGCCCGGCTCGGACCCGCTGCACGCCATGCCCGGTCAGCAATACGTCCCGCAAGGCTAGGGTCCCTGACCTTCCTAAGCTTTGCTGTGTGAGCGGGGCCGCCCTTCCGGCCAGTAGGGGCGGCCCTTGCTTTTTGTGGCAAACGTGTTTACTACGTAGTTCCCGCAGGGGCCTACCCGGACACCCCCTGTTTCCTAACGCTTCCCAGTTAACCGCCAGCGCTCGCTATGCGCTGAGCCGCTGGCCAAGCAGGAGACAGGGCAATGCCCGAAACAGTAGCCAGCTATTCCATCCCAGAAGCACACGTGTACATGTTTACGGATAATGTCCGTAACGTGATCACGCGTGCCGGTGGTCTGATCTACCCTTATGTCACGCATGGCAGCTATACCGGTGAACGGGTGCAAGTCGTCCAGTTCATCGGGCCGGTCGAATTCATCGAACGTGACACGCCCTACAGCGATACCAAGCTGACGGAACTGGAACATACCAGCCGTTGGATTGCGGGTAAGGAATACGACGTGGCAGTCCTGATTGACAGGCTTGACACGCTCAAGATGATCTTTGACCCGACTAATCCGTACGTCGAGCGGTTTCGGCAGGCCCATGAACGTAAGCGTGACACGATTTGCGTGGACAATTTCTTTTCCGACGCCAAAGGCGGCAAGGACGCGCAAGTCACATACACGTACAAGGCAGCCAACACCGTAGCAGACGGCGGCACAGGCTTCACCGTCGCCAAACTTCGGTCGCTTCGCAAGCTGATGAAAAAGCGGAATCTTGATCTACGAACGATCAAACCGCTGATCATGGTCAATGGCGAGGCCATTGATGACCTACTGGGCGAAACCAGTCCACCGTCAACCACGTCATCCGACTATGCCGCCGTCAAGGCATTGGTCGATGGCGAGGTCAGCTACTTCATGGGGTTCCAGTTCATCCCGTTTGAAGACTACAACGGGGCTGGCATTCCATGGACCAACCAAGCCAGCTTTATCCGCCATAGCCCGGCGTGGATACCGGAAGGCATGCACTACGGCACATGGCAGGACTTGGTAGTCACGATCAGCAACCGGCCGGACAAGAACAACATCAAGCAGATACATGCCACGTTCACGGCTGGTGCCGTGCGCTTGGAAGAAGACAAGGTGTTTGCCGTCGATTGGGTCGAAGGCTAACTAGCGGCACTGGGCTGTCAGCTGGGCAATAATGCCCGGCTGATGTTTGTCCAACGCAACAGGAGACTACCAACATGGCAATTCAGGTTTATGATCCGCTGTCAGCGGCACCAACGTACTTCAAACGACCGATTGACAGCCACGGTAAGCTGCGTTTCATCTACGGCAAGATGGTTGCGGCAATAGCCGGCGATATCGGCAGCACGATCAATCTGGGCAAACTGCCGCCCGGTGCAGTCAGGCTGTTGTACACGCCGACTTGGTTTAAATGCTCGGCCATGGGTGCTGGCGTCACGCTTAACGTGGGCTATGCGGCCTATCGGTTCAAGCAGGACCAGAATGCGGCCAATGATGGCATCGAGCCGGCCAATGCCACGGCGCTGGCCAGCGCTGTGGACGTGTCAGCGGCAGCCATGAAGCAGTGGTCAACCGCGTTGATGAAATGGGATTTCTATAGTCTTGCAGGCGTGTCCGTCATTGCGACGGTTGCCGGTGCAGTGATCCCGCTCAACGCTACGCTGGAATGGCAGATCGCATATCTTTACGAGTAACTGACTGAAGGAAGCAGTCAGCTAGCGCAGGAGCCTCGACCATGCCGACCATGAAGGACGTTTGCAATCAGGGTTTAGGCAAGATCGGGGCTTCTCGTGTCAACAACTTGACGCCACCAATCAGCGTTCTTGAGGTCAAATGTGCTGGCGAATACCAGCAATGGAAAACCAGCGAACTGAAAAAGCGTCGCTGGGTATTTGCGACAGCCTTCACGATGTTGGAGGCGTTGCCTGATCAAGTACCTCCTGATCCACAATGGCGGACCTATAAATTCAACAAGCCGGGCGATCTGCTCCGTCCAGTCAGGCCAGCCAATTGCACGTGGGTCATGCGAGGCGAGTTTTTCTACGACCGTTATAATACCATTCAACTGGAATATATTCGGACGGTCGAAGACAGTGAAATGACCGATCCATGCTTTATCGACGTGTTGGCTGCACGTGTGGCCATGGAATGCGTAGAATTGGCCACGCAATCGCCGGGCAAACGCGTCAATGCCATAGGTACGTATAAAGACGCACTTGACACAGCAAGCCGGTTGAATGCCTTTGTGCTGGACCCGCATCAGCTACAAGGCGATGAAATGGGCTATACATGGGACATAGGCAGGCTGAACCCTGATCTAAGCGGGAGCCTGTAATGCGTGCTTCGCCATCGCAGAACGTTTTTGAAGGCGAGTTTTCGCCGCGAGCCTAAGCCCGAACCGACATTGACCGCTATGCGCGGGCAATGCGCTACATGTCCAACATGGTGCCCTGCCGTACAGGCCCAGCCATAAGCCGGTCAGGCACGACATTTGAACAACGCTGTGCCGAAACAGCTTATCCGTCGAAATTGCTGGCCTTTGAATTCAGCGAAGACGAAAATGTCATGCTGGAATTCAGCCATTACAAGCTGAGATTTTTATACGAATATCGTGGCATAGCCTCGCATCGTGAAGGTCAGGTCACGGCAGTCAATGGAACCAACCCATTCTCGTTCACATCGGCCGCACTTGATGCCCAAGTCGGTAATTATCTTGTCTTCAACGATTTTCCGGGTGGTTATAACGTCAATGGGGTGGTTGCCCAGATAACCGGCATAGCCGGCAGTGTGTATACAACAAACTGGGTAGCCAATGCCGGAACTGGTCCGTTGACAGCCGACACATCGGCAGCGGTGGTTTATGAGGTCACAACACCGTATAGTCGTGACGACGTTAAGAACCTCCGTATGGTCCAATGGCTGAACACATGCTATCTGTTTTGCTTCAAATCAGACGGATCAGGCGATTATCCGCCAAAAATTCTCAGGCGTTATGGTACGTTCCAGTGGTCCTTGCTGCCCTTCCCGACAAATGACGGGCCGTACATGGACGTGAACGTGACCACCACGTATTTCACGCCATTGAATACAGGCACGTGGATACCAAAGATGACTGGCCCAACCACGCCATCCGGTGTTGCGGTAGCCAGTAGTCAGACGACCAATCATGAAGCATGGCGAGCCTTCGATGGCGACATAGATACGTACTGGGAAGGCAATGCCTCGCAGGAAGGCTGGATAGAGTACACATTCGAGCCAGGTTTTGTCAATTCCATGCCAGTCTTTGCCAGTGGTACATCGGGTGGTATGACCATTAGCACATCGTCAAATGCATCAGGCTTTGCAGCATGGCAAGTTGGTGACCGGGACAAGCAGACTGACTGGCAATCGAGTGCTGGCGTGCCACAAATCTGGCAGATCGATCTGGGTGCGGCGCAAAACATTAAAGAGTACACGATACGGGCTAGTGCCCTGCACGAAGAGTATGCACCAGCCAATTGGACGCTTGAAGGCTCGGCTACTGGCGGGGCCGGCACGTGGGCAGTGCTTGACACACGGACGGGCATAACATGGGCCAGTGGTCAGCTAAGGCAATTTACTGTTCAGACACCAGCAAGTTATCGCTATTATCGGTTGAACATTACAGCGGTCAATCAGCAATACATTACTACCATCATACCGGCAACTGGAACGCCGGGCCAGCCGGGTTATCATCCGCGCAAGACCGTGACGACCAAGACGCCATCCTATGCTGGCTTTGCGGAATTCCAGTTTTCCTACAATACAGGCGTGCCGCGCGTTGTTGATGGTTATACTATCCATCTTGGCCGTTATGGCAAGGGCACGGATATCCTCGACCATGCCCCCAAGACATGGTATTTCGAAGGCTGGGATGGTGACAGCTATAAAATGCTGGATAGCCAGCAAAATTATCAGGATTGGAACGAATATCGATCAAGGTATTTCCCGCTTCAAAACGCGGAAAAATACCTAAAATATCGAATGCGTATCAAGAGCGTCTATAAAGCCGGCGATACCACCCCACGCATTGGTATGCTGTGCATGTCGTCGCCCGATGCGCCAGATATCAGCCTTAAAGCTAGTAGCAAGACAGGCATCAACGATAACCGAGGCTTTTTAGCAACAGACGTTGGCCGTATCATACGAGTCAGAGACGCCGATAATTTCTGGCGCTGGGCTATAATCTCGGCAGTCACGTCAGCAGTTAATATAAGCATAAATGTGGTCAGTGCTGATCCGCTGGTATTGGAAAAGCAAGTCTCGTTTTGGCGACTGGGCCTGTGGTCAGACACGACCGGCTGGCCAATTTGCGGCACAATCCACGAAGACAGGCTGTTTGTTGGCGGCATGTCAGGCTTCCCAGACACGATTTGCGGCTCATACATAGGGCTGTATACGTATTTCTACCAAGTCAGTTCTCAAGACGTGGTAGCCGACAATTACGCCATCGTTACACGTTGCAATGCCAAGGTCATGTCACGTATAACATGGATGAAATCAGCCGAAGAAGCAATACGCATAGGTACTGGCAAGCAAGAATATATCATGTCCACGCCTGTTGACGAGGCGCTGAGCGCTCGCAACGTCAAAATCAGGCAAACAACCAAGCGCGGCAGTGCAATGCATGAACCGGCCTACGTGGATAACGATGTGGTATTCATTCAGAAAAGCCAACGTCATCTATATGCGCTGGCTTTTTCTCCCGGCACGTCATCCGTGGCGGCGTCGTACAAGTCGGCGCTCGTTTCCAAGCTGGGCGAGCACCTCATGTCGCCGCCTGTCGTCCAGATTGCCTACCAACAGGAGCCGCATAGCTTAATCTGGGGTAGACGTAGCGATGGATCAGTCGTTGCTATGACCTATTCCAACGATGATGACGTATTTGGTGGTCATCGGCATAGCTTTGGTGGCTACGTTGCGGACATAGCTTGCCTGCCTAGCTCGACAGACAGGCAAGACAGCATGTGGATGGTCATTAGACGGTATGTAAATAGTCAATATGTGTATTATATAGAGCGATTATATCATTTTTGGGACTATCCCGATCAGCTAGGTGTCAATGGAACGTTCTTGGACAGCTCATTACGTTATCTTGGCACTACCCCGGTCAGCACAGTGTATGGTTTACGGCATATGGAAGGCCAATATCTGGACGTGCTGGCTGATGGTATTGTCTATAAACAAGTTGGACCGGTCACGAACGGTGCTTTGACACTTTCGGGATCAGCCAGCAACATTGTAGCTGGTTTGCCGTTCACGGCTGAGGCAGAAATCGTCACGCCAGAGGCTGGCGCACAGGACGGGACAGCACAAGGCAAATCAAAGCGGCCCCATAGCGTGGTTTTGAAGCTGTGGCAGAGCATAGGCGGCGAAGTTGGCCGCTGGAATGAAGACACTGGCACGCTTCTATGGACGCCAATCGAATACAACATGCCCGACACGGCCGAAATTCAGGATATTACGCCCAACGACTGCTTTTCGAAGACAATCGTGCTGCCTGAAGGCTATGGAACGCTGGGCACGGTCAGGTTCAGGCAGCGTGACCCATTGCCATTCAATGTGGCAGGGGTTTATCCACAAACATATGTCGAAGACGAGCGATGATCGAGTTTAAACCAGCTACGGCTGACCATATACGGTCGATTGACGCGCAATTTGAGCAATTGGGTGAGCGTGAGTTTAATATTTCGCGGATTGACGATCTTGTAGCCAACTCGTTGGCCATAAGTGGCTGGCACAATGGCAAGTGCATCGGCGCGGCGGGCCTCCAACCAATCTGGAGTGGTAGAGCGGCAGGATGGATGCTTCTGGGTCGCGATGCCGGGCCTATCATGGTCGCGATCGCGCGGCGTGTTCGGTTCTTTCTCGCTGCGTGCCCCGTCAATCGCATAGAAATGACCGTACGCGAGAGTTTTGGAGAGGGGTGTAGGTTGGCAGCCCTTTTGGGCTTTCGCGCAGAGGCGAGGCTCCTAGGGTTCTTCCCAGACGGTTCAACCGCAATATTGTACGCCCGAATTCGACACGAATAGGGGGCAAAACCAACATGAGCGCATTGTCAGCCGGGCTGAGCCTGATAGGCGGGGTTATTCAGGCCCAAGGCGCAATGCAACAGGCCAAGGCGGCGGCCAAGGCCCACGAATTTAACGCCGAAGTAGCTGATCGTAATACAGTCGTCCTGTCTGACCAGCAACGTATTGCCGTACAGGACAGGTATCGCGAAAACATGCGGACCATGGCCGCAATCAAGGGAAAATTTGCAGCCAATGGCATAACCAGCACCGGATCGTCCATGGATGTGGTTATGGACACGTACAAGGAAATGGACCTTGGCATCAGGCGTATTCAGTACCAAGGTGCCATGGCAAGGGTCGAGCAGCAAGACACGGCCATGCTGGAACGTATGGGTGCGGATGCTGCGATGAAAGCCGGTTCAATCAGCGCGGCGGCAGCCATACTGGGCGGTCTGACAGGCGCTGTCAGCGCAATCGGCGGATCAGGTGGTTTCAGCGGGTTTGGCGGCGGTGGCGGCAGTGGTAATCCTGCCTTTGCCGGTAGTTACTCAGGCGGTTTTACCAGTGCTGATACACAGCTCATAACAACCAAGACGCAAGGACCAACAGCACCATATGCTGGCTATATACCGGGAGGATATGGCAGTAGTCGTCAAGGTGCTTATCCGGGCTATATACCGGGAGGCTATTAAATGCCGTTCATCCCGACCATAGTCAATCAGGACCCGGCCAAGATTGGCGTACCACAGGCACATGCCACGCCTGAAGAATTCGGGGCTGGCATTGGCGCGGCTTTGGAACAGCTTGGCTCAGCCGTACAGGGCTTTGGCACCACAATAGGCGCAATTGGAGCCAAGAATCAAGCCGAGACAGATCGTATGAATGTGGCCACGGCAATGGCCAATAATTCGTTTGCTGGGCAATATAATCAAATAATAAATGACCACCCGAATGCTGATGGCTCCGGTTTGGTGCCGTCAATGAGCCAGCAATATGACGACTATATGAATGCTAAGTTGGCCGAAGCAACTAAAGCCGGTTGGTCGAAGAAAGCAATAGACGATTATCATTTACAACTATTGCAGGATAAAGCTTCGTATCTCGATAAGACGGCTGGCCAACAAGAGAAGATGGGGCTGGAAGCAGCCAAGCAGTCATTGGACACTGCCGCAGCCACGCAATTAAATGATATTCGTGGTAATGGCATGACCACAAAAGACGATATCGTAACGGCCGAAAAGAAGTATGGCGAAAAGGTTGACTCCACGCCGGGCCTGTTCAGCGGGGCCAAGGCTGAGTTCAAAAGGAATTTTTCCAGCAATGCGGCTGTGGCCACGCTTGAAGCACTACGACAGGCGGCCAAGTCACCAGAGGACTATGCCACCATACGGAAGATGTTGGATGACCCATTTTTCAAAAGCCGATTGACCAGTAGTGCATATGATACCGAAGCGCAGCAAATTGCTGCTCAGTCGGATCGTTTCGCTCAGCTAGACGCTGAGACAGCCAACAATGTGAATGTCAATAAAACGTTAATTCAACCAGATAAGTATGAGGAGAATAAAGCAGCAGGGCTGAAGGCAATCAGTGAAACACCCGGTCTGGAAGGCTATCAAATAACTGATAGACAGAACAAATTTAAAAACGGTATGGCTACAGCCTATTTTGAAGGCAGGGCAATGCAGGCTGGAGCCGCACATCCCAATGACCCGGAAGCGGCCATTAAGGACATAAACGGCTTGCTTAAAGAAATTCAAGACCCGAAATGGGCAGGTGAATTTCAAGGTAATGATTTACAACAAGAAATAAACACATTGATGAGTCATCGCGCTGCCCAGCAATCAATTTATAACCAACAAGTAGAAGCATCAGACAAGGCAATAGCTAAAGCCGAAGAAGCAGCCCATAATCAGTTTGTCGCCAAGCTTGAAAGTGTGGCTGGTCGTGCTGGCCAAATGCGTATACCGCAGACAGACATAACTGAGCTACAGGACTTGGCTTTTAAGTCAGGTAGTAAGCTAACCCCAGTCGAAGCCAACAAGATGGCCAAGATTGCCGATCAGGTTGGTACGTACAGCAAAAATGCTCCGTTGTCGGTTCCTGACTTGCATCGTGACAACAATGCTGTTCTGAACCGGGCCAAAGGCATTGTCTGGGAAAGTGCGCCGGGGTCAGGCGTGACCGGTGCCGGTACGGATATGATACTGGGCGGGTCATTTGCCGGTCGTAATATACAGGTTATTGCACACATAAGAGACGGGACCAGCCTTAAAGGTATGCAACCACGTGCTTACCAGATACTGAGTGGCATGGTCGATGCCGCTGAACGGGCTGGCGTCAAACAGCTTATCATCACGGCCGGCGCTGGGGGTGGTCATCTGTCACATGCTGGCGGTAGCGAATGGGACGTGTATGGCATTCAGCAAAACGGTCAAATCTGGACGCCTGCCCAACGTGTTGCCACTGCACAAGGCGGCAGAGGTGCAAGTGCAGACAGGTTTGGGTTCTACGAAGGTGCAGGCGCGTCGGCCCAGCGCAATGGCCTGCACATAGGTTATTCGGGACCGGGCAGGCCATCGGCTGTCTGGGGCGCGAGCGGGCTGACGGGTGGTCAAGCGTCCAGAGCGTTCAATCAGGCAGAAAACCGTGATTTTCTATCAGGCTTCCAGCCAACGCCATATGGCCGTTATGATATACGTGGCGGGGCAAAGGCTGGCGGTGGCGGCGGTTTCATGCGTGTGTTGCTGGGCGCTGAAAGCGGTGGCCGAAACATATGGAACACGACAGCAACTACATCATCAGGCCGGGCTGGCGGTTATTTTCAGATAACCACCGGGACATGGAACGAATTTGCGCCCAAAGTTGGCGTCAGTCTTGCTGACCATCCTGACCCGACAAAAGCCGATTATGATACACAGGCCAGAGTGGCTGCCATCATACCTATGGGTCGTTGGGACCCAAAAACACTACGGGCATTGATACAGGCTGGCTACAAAGTTGATCCACGTGCAACGCTGGGCGAGAACGTGGCTGCCAATAACGGTAGCATGTCGGACGCTGGCGGAACTGTACAGGTCGAACCGGGCGTCACGCAGACCGATCAGAATGTCATCGATACGAATAACAAGATGATTGAAGCGCGTACGGCTATGTTGAATACTGATCCATTGACTTATCTTGCCAGCCGGGACGGTCCAGATCGAATTCCATTGACCACCCTGACTGACGATCCGAATAGCTGGATACAACGCGATGCCGATTATCAGCACGCCAAGGTGCAGGAGCAACTGACCGAAGCACAGCAAAAACCATTCACTGAGCCGGAAGTGCTACGGGCTCAGGAATTAATGAAAAATAACGATTTTAATGGCCTGATCGGCATGTTTGCTGGCATGGCCAACTGGTCGCAAAACACGCAAAAAGATGCACTCAGGCAACTAGGCGAGAAAGACACGTTCCTGTCCACGATTGGCGCATTGGCGGCCGAAAATCAGAAATCGCTGGCACGTAGTGCACTGGCTGGTCATCAACAGCTTGAAGCGCATAAAGGCGAAGTTGAATGGATGCCTAGCGCCAGCACGGATATTGCCAAGTATA